TCCAGGCAGTAATCTCTTTGCCATAAACGGTCAGCAATGTGATACCGACGACGAGGGCCGTCTGCCAGCTGACGATCCCGCCGAGCAGCTGTTTCCAGACCGGCGTGGCCTGCTGTCCGGCCTTGATGGCTGCCTGATACTCCCGGCGAGCCATGTTGATGTTATCGACCAAGATAGGTAAGTTGTTCGAGATGGCGAGAAAGAACATGTTCGCCCCCATGGTGAGCGAGGGCAGCTCACGTGCCACCTGCTGGATCGACATCTGCAGGCTGTTGAAACCGGTTCCGGCCGTACGGCTGTACGCCGACAGACGGGTCTGCGCGGTCTGCAGTTCATTATCCACGCTTTGGATCTGTTCCAAAATTTCCTTTCCGGCCGAACCTTCACGGTCCATTTTGGAAAGCCGGGAATAGGCCTCGGTCAGTTGCTGCAACTTGCGTGTCAGGGCGACCACGCTGTCTGACGCCTCCTGTTCGGTGGCCATCTGCTGTTGCAGCTGCTGCATCCCCTGACTGATCGCCACTCTTAGGTTGCTCTCCTGCAGCGCCAAGGCTGCTTTTGCCTGCGTATACCCCGAAAGGCTTATGGTCCCGGCCTCAAGCTCCCGGTCCAGCTGTTCCTGCATCGCGGAAAGCGAACGCAGACTGCTGATATTCTCCTGCATCGTCGTGGCGAGCTTGCGGCTCTCGGCGCTCATGGCGTTGTAGGCGGCCGAACTGTCGGCAATCAACTTTTTATAGGTCGTTGCCGCTTCGTCGCGCAGCCCCTTGATGCCGAGCGTCACTTTATTGACCTCTTTATCGATGTCGCCACGAAATTCAAAGGTGATATATACGGGATCTGTCTGTGCCATTTGTCTCTTTTACTACTTTAATCCGAAAAATTCAAGCTCCTCCTCTTCGCTCTGGAGTACCTCTTCTCTTTCTTTTTTCTTCCGCATCCGTCCCTGGTCGCTGATCATGGTCAAAACGACGCACCACGGGATACGGTTCATGATTTCATCATACGTGAACGCCCCCTGCTGCACGAGGGTGTAGATCTGTCCGAACGGGCTATGGGGAGGATCATACTCCTCCTTTAACTCCCGGTCTCTGTCGGCTGGCTCGCCTCCGTCGGCTTCATCAGGTTCAGCGAAGCGACCGATGCGATAATGCTCACAAAAGCCTCGCTCGTGCTCATCAGCACGATGATCTTGGCCAATTCCGCCAATCCCTGCATCGGCATGTGTTGCCGGATATACCAGGCGAGCGGACGGTTCAGCAATCGTGCCGACCATGTGCCACGCAGCAGACCATAGGCGATGATCCGTGAGGTGGTGACGCCGTGCTTGGCGATCTGTTCCAAGACGCTGCCGAAGTTGCCGTCATGCAGGTGCTGCAGGTCGATCTCCATCCGCGTGAAGAGCGATGACATCCGGATAAGGCTGCCCGCCGTGGGCAGCTTCACCCGGATGGGTACCGTCTTGCGCCCGAAGATCCGGAGCAGCCACGGGGCAGGGAGGTTGATTTTGAGCCGCCGGTCCAACAGGGCGTCGGCGGCCATGGCTTCTACCGGGGTCATGCCGTGGGTTCTCCTAATTTGTAGATCTCATAGGCCCCGTCTTCTTCGCTTGCCGAACTCATGGCGGTAGCGGTAATTTCGATCTGGGCGATCTGGTCGGCTGCCAAATTCCAGATAAACCGAGCGAGGATCTTCGCACGGGGGATGTCGATCACCACGTTATATCTGGTAAGGACACGTAGTGCCTTTTCGATCTGCACTACATCGCGTGGCGCTTTAAACTTGTCGACAGTGTATTTCTTGCCTTCGATGGTCACCTCCTGTGCCTTGGCGATGGATCCGCCGAAAACCTCTACCAATACATCGTTATCCCATTCCATGAGGTTGAGCTTGACCTGCTTCAAGCCGGTTTCCGAAGCCACCGTTTCGACCGGGACGGTCGGTTCTTCCTCGCAATAGAAGTTGGTCACGGTATCAGCTTCGGTGGTGAACGAGGCGGTTCCTTTCATCTCGGCAGGCATACCACCTTCTTTATTTACGTCACCGAACAATGCGGCCTTCAAGCCAACCGATCGTATATTTTGTTTCGTTTCTGCCATAGCTTATAAATGAATTGAATGATTACCGTTAAAATAAATCCGATTAAAACACCGCTCGAACACCATTTGAGCCGTTGGCCGAAGGTGGCGACGGGAGCCTCTTTCTTTTCTTCCTTTTGCTCCGTCTGTTCCCCTCGGCTATGAAGCTGTTCTGCGAGTTCAAACACCAGGCGCTCGAGACTGTCGCAGCGGGCGGAAGCGATCACGTCACCCTCTCGGAAGGTGAGGCTGACGGTCGCCTGTCCGCTTCTCTCTGTATAGGCTGCCCCGCCGGGCAGCTTACGGAGGCTGTCCAGCGGGACACTGAGTGCCGCCCGGGCGGGTGGGATTATCTCGGGGGTAGCGCTTACCTTTCTGTCCCACACGAGGCTGTCCAACCGGTGGATAGTAGTACTTTCGTTTATACTCCTGCACGAGCCGGCGAGCAGGGCAACGGTCGTACAGAGGGCAGAGCACCAGTTTTTCCAGGCAAGCCTCTTGTGCATAAAACCTTTCTTTGAGTTGCAAGACCTCTCCATGCAGTTCGTCGATTAGCCGTGAATCCTTTTCAAGCATCTCCCGGAACGCATCTTCCCGTTCACCCTTCAGCCGAAGCCGGACAAAAGGCAGGTCGGACAGCCATTTGAGCAGGACCATCAACCCGCCGCCGGCACCGAGAAAGTCGAAGAATACGCTCCAGTCCATACATCATGCTTTTTTCTTCTTGCGGGCGAAGAGCGAGATCAGCCATTGGATGAGTCCGGTTTCGGCAAAGCCCGAAGCGGCGATACCAGCACCGATGCCATACATCAGGGCGACCGTCCAGTCCAGCCCGGCGAGAAATCCTAATTCCTGCCACCAGCCGAACATACAGATGCCGATGCCCAGCACCCAGTTCAGCGCCATGCCCACCCAACCGGGCATCGTCTCCACGATCACCGGCACACCTGCCACGATCGCTGCCAGCGAGGCGAAGATGTCTTCATAGACGGGCGTGTCCGACAGCGGATCAGCGGCCACCACCTGGGCCATCACGGGGATGACCATCGCGTAGAGGGCCAGGATGGCAAATAAGATTCTGTTTACATGTTTCATTTTGATTTCTGATTTTAAATTGTTTTTATCCACTCTTGCACGTCGAAGGACGGGCAGGCCTTTGCCGCCAATTCATTGTGGCCGACGATTTGTACCGAGGGGAAGCGGCGGCGGAAGTCCCTCACATAGTTTGCGAGGGCTTCCAGCTGCTTCGTCGTGCGGGTATCCTTGGGGGTCTTGCCGTCGATGTCCACACCACCGACATACACAATGTGCCGGGCTGTCGAGTTGTGCCCTTTTGCCCCATTGGTCACCTCCCAAGGATCCACCACATCGTCTTCATTGTTGGCCACTAATCGTTCCACTGTCCCGTCGAGGTGTATCATGTCGGTATAGCCGACCTGACTCCAGCCGCGGCCGCCTTTATGGAGCGGGGAGGTATGCCAACGGCGGATATCGTCCGCCGATACTTCACGGCCTGCAGGGGTGGCGGTGCAGTGGATGACGAGGAGTTTGAGACGTGCCATAGACTAAGAAATAGCAGATGTTGCCAGCTCTGCGTAGGCATTGCCGTCCCACATCAAGGTGGTTACTTTCTTCTGTGCGCAATTGGCTCCTCCGACGGTAGCGACGGCAGCACCTTCATTGCGGACAATCAGGAGCGATCCCGGCTGTACTTTTGTTTCCACATCGATGGTTTCAGTGGTCGCCGGGGAGACGGTCACCAAAGCGGGATTGGCATCATGCACGATGCCATTTTTTTCCACTTTGCGGTCTACGGCGACAGGGAAAGGAATGGTCACCAGGCGTTCGCCTTCTTCGTTGTAAGGGGCGTAGAAGTCGAAGCTCCTACGCGATTTCATGTTGATGTAACTCATTGTCGTATCTGTTTTTTAAGTGAAACATTATGCCTTGGGCGAATAGACGGCCCCCAAGTATTTGCCCGTTACCGGAGTGGCGACACCACGCATATTGAAACCGACCACATCGCCACGGTATTCGGGATCGTTCAAGCGGTAATACATATCCACCGTTCCACGGGCACGGGCTACCGCCTCCTTGTAATAGAAAAGGGAAGAAGGCGCGTCGGTAGCTGCCACTGCCGCATTCCAGGGAGCTTTCTGGCCTGTCGTGCCGTTGTACTTCGGAGTAAGGGATGAACGGACTACGGTGAAGGAGAACAGTTTGTTTTCGTTATAGAACGCCTTGTACATGTTCAAGTCCTGCATACGGAGATCCATCGCGTGCATCGGGTTCAGAATCAAGATACGTCCTTCGGTCGGAACTTCCAGTTCGTCGAACGCCAGTTCCATGTCCATCACCATTTCGTAGGTCATGGCCTTGTAGCCCCTCGCGTTGCTATTACCGTTGGCGGCTTTCACCGGTGTAAAGTCACC